TTCCAGCAAATAACATTGGCTGTAGTTCTTGGAACTCATCCAAACCAGCCTGTTTGGCTTGTTCAGACCTAGTACTTCGAACTATTTGTCTTTCTCTAACTAAGTTATCTAAACCTAGTCCTCTTTCAACTACTCTAAACCAAGTTCCTTTGGCATCACTACCTGAACCTGCCGCCTTTAGAGCGTCTACTAATAAACTTTTTGCGTCTTGCGTAACTGCTGTACTAAAACTTGCTACGCCGTCTTGACTTTTTCTTTGTCCTGTTCCATCTCCAAATGTATATATAGCAACCACAGGCATATTCTCTGCCGGTGGCAAATATCTTAATTTTCTATACGTGGGTAATTCTATTTTTTTGGGTTCTTCAACACATTCTAAAAAATCTGTTTCGCATGCCTGATCGCCTGGTATTGCAATGCTGGCACATCCACTTAAATACAACACACCGACTAATGCTATTAATAATTTTTTATACAATTTATCCGCCCGATATTTGTCCTATCCCTATAGGTATTTCAATAGTTGTAATGGTTCCATCTGGGTCAACAATAGTCATAACAATTACTTCCAGTCCGTCAGCATTTGTTGTAACTACATATGAAACTGTATTACCTTCTATACTAAACGAACCACTAGTTGCTCCAGTACATTCTACTACTGTTGCAGGATCACAAAACATGCTATCAACTAATCCTTTAGAAATTTGCGAGTAAATTCTACTTTCTAAATTTCTAATAAATTTATTAATTGTGCTATTTTGGTCTGCTCTTTCTGCCGCTCTAAGAGCCGCTTCAATGTCATCTTTAATTTTGTCTCTTCGACTTTTTTCTTGATTCTCAATCGTTAAATAATGAGCACCAGTTCCTATTCCACTAAAAGAAGGATTTTTAAATTTGTGTTTGATTTCATCTGCAGAAACGTTACCTACAAATAAAAAACACACCATAATAAAAAGAGTGCCTAATACTAAATTAGATAATCTATTGTTAATTTTATTTTCTCTCATTTGCTTTTTCCTGTTCTTCTACTTTTTTCAATGCTTCTTTTTCTTTAGCATCTGCTAAAAGTTGTTGCGTTGCTCTATATTCTAAAACAACATTTACCTTCTGTTGTAACCTAATTTGATCTTGATCTAGCATACGCATTTGATCAATACATCTTATTAGTGCCATGTGCATATCTCCGAGTGCTGGTTTGATTTCTTTGTTCATGAAGTTCCACACATAGTAAATAAAATAGCCTAAGCCAACTACTGCTACTATAGGAAATCCGTAATCGTTAATTAATCCTGCTACATCCATTAATCTCTCCTACTATCTACTTTGCCATCTTCGACAAAGTTTTCTGCTCTTGCAATTCTGTCAATGTCAGGCCTTAGTTCTAAGGCACTACTAACTAATAGATCAATTTTGATCATTTCGTTACTCATTACTCTTGCACGGGTTGTTAAGGCTTCACAGAAACTTGTAAGTGTCTTTACTTGACCGACGACACCAGCCATCATTTGTTTAATTGTAAGAAAAATAAAATAACCCATTGCTAAACTTCCGGCAATAGGTAATCCTACTTCACCAATTAATTTTAAAATATCTTCCATTTGCACACTCTGTTTGTAATTTTATAATTGTGTTAAGTGTGATGTGTGTTACTCTCTACATGAGTATTTATCATATTTTGGCCAAAAAGAAAGGGCCTAAAAAGACCCTTTCTGAAATATGTTTTCTTTACATCAAGTTAATTAATGCTTCAATAACATGTTCTCCTGCATCAGTACTTTCCATTGCTTTACCAAGTATTCTACCTGCTTTAGCATCGTTGTCTGCTTTTGCATGTCCTTTTTCTTTAGCACTTACTAGTAAGTCGCCTTTTTCAATTGGACCAACAACTTTAACAGGTACTCTACCTGCTAATGCTATTGCTGGATGACTGTCGTCGTTACCTGCTTCTGAGTTCATTAAGTGTGCTGGATTTGTAGAAACAACTCCTGCTACTGCATGATGATTTTCTTCTTCACATGCTACCACTTCTTTGTTACCACCAAAGCATACAACTGTTCCTGGCTCTAATACTTCTTCTGAAGCATATCTCTCAGCCAAGTCAGCATATTGGGCCGCTGTTGCTGTACCATTAAAGGTAGTGGCATACATTGCCCCAAACTTAACACTACTTGAACCTATATCATAAGTTCCTGAAGGTCCAGTTGCTATAACGTTTCTTACAGTTATATCTCCTGAGAATGTACCACCTGGGAATGGATTACCTGAAGGTCCTGTTGGACCTGTAGCACCCTGTGGACCTTGAGCACCAGTGGCTCCTTTTTGTCCCTGAGGTCCAGTTCCACCACCTGGGCCTGTTGGTCCAGTACCACCTTGAGAACCTTGAGCACCAGTGGCTCCTTTTTGTCCCTGTGGTCCAGTAGCACCGCCATCACCCTGAGCACCTTGTGGTCCCTGGGCACCTGTGGCACCTTTATCACCTGTGGCACCTTTATCACCTTGAGCACCTTGCGGTCCTTGTGGTCCAGTATCGCCTTGTGGTCCTTGTGGTCCAGTATCGCCTTGTGGCCCTTGAGCCCCTTGAGCACCTTTTTGGCCTTGTGGCCCTTGAGGTCCTGTAGGTCCTACTTCACCTTTTAATCCACTTGATGGTCCTACCCAGTTACCTGAAGAATCAACAATTTGTGTAGAGTCTGCATAAAATCCTGCACCTTGAAGTGCCGCATCTGCCACCCATCTATCTGTTGTTTCATTCCATATGAACTGTTTATTAGTTGAATCACCTCTTTCAATTTCAATACCTGCGTTTTCACTTGGTGTACCTGTAACATCGCTGTTTAAAACAATAATGTTATCACCTGTTGATACTGTTGTAGAGTTAATTGTAGTTGTTGTACCATTAACAGTTAAGTTTGCTGACATAATTACATCGCTACTAAATGTTTTAGCACCACCAATACTTTGTGTTCCACTTGTTCTAACAACTGTATTATCAAGATCTAAACTATTTGCACTTGCGGTAATACCATCACCACCAACTGCGTTAATTACGCCTGATGATTCTGTTAAACCAGTACCTGCTACACTACTTTGAATGTTAAATGTTAGTGTACCGGCGGCATCATCGTAAACAGCACTTACACCGTTTCCGTCAGTTACCAATGTGGCTACTCTATCATCTACTCTTTCATTAGTGTAATATAAGTTTGAACCTTCTGATAAGTCTCCTGTATCAAATGCACTCATATTAACTGCAATATCGTTAGCATTTACAGTAATACCTGTACCTGCTCCAACATCTAAGTTTCTACTTGCGGCTATTGTACCACCACCTGTTAAACCAGCACCTGCTGTTATGCTTACAGTTGAGTGATCAATATGTTCGTTTGCTACAAAGTTATTTAAAGCATCGTGATCAATACCACTATCATCTGTGCTTATTGTACCACTTGATATATTAATACCTGTGCCACCACTAAAGTGTGCTCTTGTTTCAGCGGCACTAGGCCCTGTATATGTAAACACACCTGTACTACTGTTATAAGCAAAACTTCCGTCTCCACCTGCATCACTACCACTTACTGCGGATCTGGCTCTTGCATTTGTAAAGTACAGATTGGTTGAACCTTCTGTCATTTCATCTGTATTATCATGTGTTGCTACCTGAGCCTCAACAAATGCTTTAACAGATTGCTGTGAAGGAACATGTGTTGCACTATTAGATGCCATATTGTCTTCATCTTTGATTGCGTTTGCAATTCTGGCGTCTGCTCTTGCATTTGTATAATACAAATTAGAACCTTCTGATAAATCGCCTGTGTCATGATTTGCAATACTTGATACTGTACCTGTAACTGCACCAGTTAAAGCACCTTCAAAACTTGTTGCTTTGACGTTTTCTGAACCAAATGTCCATTCACTTTCTGATACATCATATAATACAGATTTAATTGTTCCTGCTATGTTTGCCTCAAAACCTGCGTCTTGAGATGTTCCGTCACTGTTTACACGGAATATGTTATCTACTGTTTCTGTTGTAGTGGAATTAACAACTGTCTGTGAACCACTTACAGTTAAATTACCACCAATAGTTACGTCTGATGCCAATTTAGCATCGACTCTTGCGTCTGCTCTAGCATTTGTAAAGTATAAGTTTGATCCTTCTGATAAACTTCCTGTATTTGGTAATACAGCATTTACTCTAGCATCTGCTCTTGCATTTGTAAAGTATAAATTAGTTGATCCTTCTGATACGTCATCACTATCACCACTTAGTTCACTTAATGCGTCTTTTGTGGCTAACTGAGCGTCAACGTATGCTTTAGTTGCCGCATCTTGAGCCGCAACCGGATTGTCCAAATTATTAATGTTATTACTGTTAGCATTGATATTAGATGCAATCTTAATACCACCACTTGAAGTAATTGTTTTGTTCGCTGTTAAAACAACGTCTGTTTTTAATTGAATATCACCACCAGCAGTAAGTTCAATATCACCAGTACCACCTGTTAAAATACTAACGTTTTGGTTATCATCAGCACTAACTGTAATTGTACCTGAATTATCAGAAATTACTTGCTGTCCATTAACGTATAAAGATCCTGGACCTACAAATACGTCTTTCCAAACCTTAGTTACACTACCCAACTGGTAAGTGTTATTGGCACTTGGTATTAAATTACCACCAATGTTTTCATGATCAATGTTAATAGTAACGGTACCACTTGTACCACCACCGCTTATGCCTGATCCTGCTGTGACACCTGTTATAACACCTGTGTCAGTTAGACTTAATTGTCCTGCACTAGCAGATATACCTGTACCTGCCATTGCTGAAACAAAGTCTGCAATGCTTTCTTTCTTACTAGAATTGTCAGTAGCATCAATAAATGCAATACTGTCTGCACTAACATCTGCTGTTGCTCCTGTTAGTTCATTTAAGTCTAATGCTAATGAAACAGTTCCACTTGAACCACCTCCGCTTAGACCGTCTCCAGCAGTAACACCTTCAATATCACCTGCGTCATTAGTAAAACTAATTACACCAGTTGAACTGTTATAACTTAAATCACCACTTGCACTTATCTTTCCTCTGATTACTGAATCAGCGATACCTAATGTACCTGATGATGCTGTTAAGTTTGTTCCTGCCATTCCAGAAGCCAAATCTGCAATGCTTTCTTTCTTTGAACCGTTTGAGTCGTCTGCGTCAATGATAACAATACTGTCGTTTGCTACACTCACTGCCGCCGCCGATAGTTCGTTGAGGTCAAGTGCTAGTGTAACTGCTCCACTAGTACCGCCGCCACTTAATCCATTTCCTGCTGTAACACTTTCAATATCACCTGCTGAAGTTGTATTAGTAATAGTTAGTGTGCCACCGGCATCATCATATGATAAACTAATACCAGCACCAGCAGTAAGTAAACTACCTACTACATCTTCGATGTTTTCTTGAGTATTGACTTCGGAAAATTTTGCAAGTCTATGACCACCAGCCGTGCTACCGTCGTGAACACGAATGGTATTATTGGTGGTATCGATCGTAATTTCACCAACTAGACCTGTAAAGGAATTATGTTCTGTGGCAGTACCTCTTCTTCTCTGAATTGCGAATGCCATTATTTTTCTCCTAAATTAAATAATATTTTTTAACGTTAAATTATATTGGTTGCTGAATTGTTGTATGTGTATGTGCAACCTAGAAGATTTTGACTACTTTTTATTATGTGTGCCCGAAATACATAAGTAAGCCAATAGGGGCAAGTACTAATATTTATCTACTTGAGCGGTTTTGATAGTTCTTCCCAACTTGTTTCGTAGTCAGAATCTCCATCTGCGTAACCCATTACACCTAACTTTTCATATTCAGGTATTAGTTCGTCACGTAATAGACCTATCTTTTTAAGGTTTGGCATTATTCTACTGAATAATACATCTTGAAATTGTGTTTGAAATATATTTTCTTTTTGATATTCGTCTGTAAACTCTATATCCATACCATATTTTTCCCAAACATCGTATGCTCTTAATCTGTTTCTGCTTACAGTACAGGCTTCTAAGGCAAATTGTGCTCTATCTATTTGTTCTTCTTGTGTTAATGTTGTAACATAATCTTTTAAATAGTTTATACCAAATGTTACATGCCTTGCTTCGTCTCTAATAATGTAATCCAACATTTGATATAACACAGGATCTTTAGTTCCATTCTTTGTAGCATTAAAGGCCGCCAGTGCTAGTCCTTCTATTACAACCTGCATACCTATAAATTTTAAATCCCAACGTGGGTCTGTAAGTATTTTATCAAGTAAGCCTTTTAATGCTCTTCCTATGGGCCATGTTCTTTGTAATCTTGTTTGTAAATATTTGTTAAATGCTTCTACATGTCTTGCTTCATCAAAGGTTTGTGATGCCGCATATAGTTTAGCATTAAATGTAGGCGCACAACTGGCCAACTGACTTGCAACTAATAAAGCACCTTGCTCACCATGTAAAAACTGACTAAGTGCCCAACTGTTTAAATCTGTAAGAAACTCCATTCTGGTTTCTTTGTTCATTTTGTTAAACACAGGATGATTATCCCATTGTGTATTTTCGAATTCAAACTCTTCAGGGTCCATGCCTTTGTATTCTGGAGACCAATCAACATCAACTTCTACATTCCAGTTTAGTTTTTTACCTAGTTCATATAATTTTTTGATACGGTTATCCTGAACTGTATAGTCCCAATTATAAGTTCCTGTAAGAGGGGTTTCAAATATTTCTACAACGTCTGTCGGTTCTAGGTTTGCAGGGTAATCTCCATCATGTAACGTGATGTCTCGAGGAGTTGTTCCCTTGACTATTTTCATTAAACTAAAATTTCAACAATGCCTGGAGCGGCTTCTGTTTTATTTTCTAATGCTCTGCCAACAATTTGTAGTGGACTTAATTTTGTAGGTGCTACTGCTACCATACCGTGACCTGGAACATCACTTGCTATTATAACATCACCTTTTTTAACATTTCCAGCAACTTTACATGGCACTCGTCCACGCAATGCTATAGAAACTACATATTCACTTTCTAATTCTGAATTCATTAAGTATGCAGGATTTGTACTTACTACACCTACTACTTTGAAACTACCTGGCTCATTTACTGCTGTAACTTCAGCATTTCCGCCGATTGCAACTACTGTACCAGGCTCGTAATCTGCGTCTGATTTATAATTTTCTGCCAAGTCAGCATATTGAGCCGCTGTTGCTGTACCATTAAATGTTGTGGCATACATGGCTCCAAATTTTACACTACTTGAACCAACGTCAAATGTACCAGTTGGTCCTGTAGCAATTATATTTCTTACTGTAATATCGCCTGAGAATGTGCCACCTGGGAATGGATTACCTGAAGGTCCTGTTGGGCCTGTGGCTCCTGTGGCTCCTTGATCACCTTTATTACCACCTGGTCCTTGGGCACCTTGCGGTCCTGTTGGTCCAGTACCACCCTGTGCACCAGTTTGTCCTTTGTCACCTTGAGCACCTTTGTCTCCTGCAACACCCTGAGCCCCCTGAGCACCTTGAGCCCCTTGGGCACCTTGTGGTCCTTGAGTACCTATTTCACCTTTTTGTCCTTTATCACCCGCTGTACCCTGCGTACCTTGTGTACCTTGTGGGCCAGTATCACCTTGGGCACCTTTATCACCTTGAGCACCTTTGTCACCTGCTGGTCCTTGAGCACCTGCTGGACCTTGAGCACCTGTTTCACCTTTTTGTCCTTGTGGACCTGTACTCATGTTTGCCCATTGATAGTCTGTACCACTCCATTGTAGTACTTCGTTTGCTCCTGCTGTACTTACATTAAGATGAGTATCTACTCTTGCATCTGTGTAATATAAGTTAGAACCTTCTGTTAAATCGCCTGTATCTGAACTTGTTTCATCTAAAAGTTTTCTCCAAGCACCACCATGTGCAAAATAACCTTTACCTGTTCCGTGAACATGTGCAAACATACCGTGGTATGTTGAAGCACTTGGTAAATCGCCTTCTGTACTATATAAGTTTCCAAATAAAACTTTATTACCACCCATATCAAGATCAGAACCTGTAATATGTGAACGTACTCTTGCATCAGTGTAATATAAATTTGTTCCTTCTGATAAGTCTGTTGTACTTCTTGTTGTTAAAGTAGCGGCCTGTAACTTACCACTTGCATCAAATAGCGATGCTGAACCTGGGCCTGTAATAGAACTATTAAATATTATTCCATTACTAAATGTTTTTACACCTGCAATGGTTTGTGTACCACTAGTTCTTACTACTGTATTGTCTACATTTACTGTGACAGTACCACTTGTTCCGCCACCACTTATACCATCACCAGCGGTAACACCTTCTATGTCACCTGCGTCATTTGTAAAACTAATTACACCTGTTGATGAATTATAACTTAAATCTCCACTAACACTGATTGCCGCTCTGGCTCTGGCATCTGTAAAGTATAAATTACTTGAACCTTCACTGATATTATCTGTGGTTGCCGCATTGATTCTTAAAGTTGCTCTAGCATCTGCTCTAGCATCTGTATAATATAAATTTGTTGAGCCTTCACTTATTGCATCAGTGTCTGCAGGACCGTTTATTGTTAAAGTACTACCTGTGATTGCAGTACTTATATTTGTTCCACCTGCTATTGTTAATGTATCAGCATTTGTACCTGATGCAAATGATCCAGAATCTGAAGTAAATGTTTTAACTATATTTTGACTGCTACCTAAATCTGTATTAGTAACAGTTATTACGTTTCCTGATTCTGCTAATGAAACTCCTGTACTAGCCAATAATTTTCTAAATTGATGATATGTTGTTGAACCTGATGTTCTTGAACCACCATATACGGAAATACCACTGGCACCTGTAGATTCTATTGCACCTGATACACCTCTATTTGTTAAAGGATATTCTGTTCCGTTAATAACACCATATATTTCACTATCTCTAGCAAAAATTACACTATCAGGATTATCACCGTCTCCAAATACATTTGCATTTGCTACAGAGTCTGCATTTGCTCCTGTGGCATTGTATGTTGCGTTATTAATATCTTTTAGTAATATGTGATTAACACCAACACCGCCATTTGCTGTTGTTGTTAAAATTGTTTTAGATGATCCACTTCCAAGATCACCAATGCCAAATCCTGAAGTTGCTAATCCGCTGTTGTCTTTGTTAATATCAAAAACTAAACTTCTGCTGGCACTTAATGTTATATTGTTAGATGAATATCTTAGAGCATTGTAACCAGGATTACTGTTACTAAAGTCAAAGAATATATCACCATTTGAATCAAACTTAAGATCGTTTTCTTCTAATACACTTGAACCTACACTTAATTTACCGCCCGAAGCAATTTCTGGATTGTTACCAGAACCTGTAAATGTTAATTTTTGTGTTACTGATTGCCCTGTGCCTGATGTTCTTAATACAGTATTATCTACTGCTATGTCGTCTGCATTTACAGTAATACCACCTGAACCCACAATGTTAAATGTTCTATCACTTGCTAAAGTTCCGCCACCTGTTAAACCTGCACCTGCAACAAGATCTCTTGTTAATGGTGCTTTTGTGGCAATTGAATTTGTTAATGTTGTATTAAGTGCGGCATCATTACCTAATGCTGTTGCAATTTCATTTAATGTATCTAGTGTTGCTGGAGCACCACCTTGTAAGTTTGAAATAGCATTTTCAACATAGGCTGTTGTGGCTACTTTTGTACTGTTATCTGCATTTGCCTGTGTACTTGCAGTTGTACTTGCAGTACTTGTTAAATCTACACTACCTGTGAATGTTTTTGTTCCGCCTATACTTTGATTGCCTGTAGTTCTAACTACAGTATTGTCTACATCAATAGTATAACTACCTGCGGCATCATCGTATGTGCCGGTAATTCCGTCACCGTCTACTATTAAAGCATTGACTCTGTCGTCAACTGCTTCTGAAAAATCTGTTACTTGCGAGGCCGGTATTGCTATGTTTACATCAGCCGCCGCTGTTAATTGTCCTTGTGCATTTACAGTATATGTTGGTATTGCTGTTGCACTACCATAACTTGCCGCTGTAACACCTGTATTAGTAATACTTACTGAACCAGCACCTGTAATATTTCCTGGTGTTGTTGTTATACCTGTACCACCGTGTACATCTGTAAGTGTACCTGGTGCGTTACTTGTTACCCATGCTGTTGTGGCAACTTTAGTGCTGTTGTCACTACTTGCTACAGTAGGTGCTGTTAATTCTGTATTAAAATCTGTTGCTTGAGTAATTTGTGCTGGTAAACTAAATGTACCATTACCGCTGTTATAATCTATTTCACCTGTAGTACCGGCAAACAATGCTCTAACTTCTGTATCAAAATCTGTAACTTGAGTATGCGGTATTGCTATTGCTGTTGTTAATGCTGATGTTATTCTACCTTGCTGATCAACAGTAAATGTAGCAACACCTGTTGCACTTCCGTAACTATTAGGTGTAACTGCTGTATTATCTAAATTAAAAACCAGTGTGTTTGCACTATCATCGTAAACTGCTGTTATGCCTGTACCGCCACTGGCCATTGCGCCGACTCTATCGTCAACTGCTTCTGAAAAATTTGATATCTGTGAACTGGTAATTTCTATTTGGCTTGTGGCCGCACTTGCTATAACACCTTTTGCTGTTATTGTTATAACAGGTACATGTGTTACATTACCATATGTTGTTGCAACAACACCACTATCTGCAAAACTTATTTCACCAGTACTGGTATTGTATATTACTGGTGCGGCATTACTTAGGTGTGCTCTTACTTCTGCGGCACTTGGACCTGTATATGTTAGTACACCTGTGCCTGAATTATATGCTAAACTTCCGTCTCCACCTGCATCTGTTACACTTAATGAACCGCCAATAACAACATTCGATGTTAATGCAGTTCCGTTCCATGATAATTCAGCACCTGCTGTTCCATGACTGAAAACTAATTTTGCTGTACCGCCTGTGTTATCAGAGTTAATTATAATTTTATCATCTGAAACTTTTAATTCATCTGCTCTTTCGCTGATAGATTGGGCATTGAAAATAATGTTACCCGGTGATCTAAATATACCTTTTTTGTCTGCCATTAATTACTCCGATTAGAACATGCTTTAACATATTTATCAGATTGTGTCTCTTTTTCCTGCGTACAAAAAAAAGCACCTTCCGAAGAAGGTGCTTAATGTTTTTAAGTAAAACTAATACTTACTTGAATGAGACGTTTGAAAGTCCAATTTCACCTAAGTAATCTGCCGCATTACCCAATGAACTTGCTGTGTTAGTAAGTTCTAAGTAACCGTATCTAGTCATAAATGAAACGACTGGTTCAAAACTACTTGGATCCATAACTGGTCCTGTGCTCATTAATGGAATGTAAGGACAGTAGAATGCTGGTGCATCAGTTTCTGATGAGCCTTTGTACCCTACTAGTACTGCTGTTCCATCTGCCGCATAGTTATCAACAAATACTCTTACTGTACCGTTCAATGTACCTACAAACTTACTGTTTGTTGGAGCATCAAAAGGACCTTCTGTTGATCTTACAAATGTTGAAGTTGTTGCAGATTGTAGTATTGTTAAAGCCTGTGGACTTACAACAACATAGTTACCTGCGCCTCTTCTTGTTCTTGCGGCGATCAAGTTAGCAACTCTGTTAATAAGAATTGCCAAGATTGCGTGTCTTTCACCGATATATGTTTGTGTACCAGTGATACCTGAGTTGAAGTCAAGTGTGTCAACTGTTGGAGCAAGTGCTCTCAATTTTGCTAACATTTCTTGGTCAATTTCAACTGCTATTTCTTGTGCTAATGCCTGCATGATTTCTGCTTCGATATCTACACCGTGCATTGCGTTGGCGTCTTGAGCAGATTCAAAAGTCCATCTTGCTGATAGACGTCTTGTTTTTGCTTCGACTGTTTGCTTGAGGATTTGGATAGACATTTTACTACCTGCAGTACCTTCAGCGGCCGCTGTTGCGTCAGGTGACCCTGAATATGCTGTTGCTAATGCAAATGGTGACAATGCTTCTTGTCCTGCTACGACTGAGTCTTTTGACTCTGCGTATCTTACTCTTAATGTGTGGATTTGTCCTACTGGTCCACTCATTGGTTGCACACCAAGTAATTCGTTGGCGATCAAAGAAGGCATAACCCTTCTAATCAATGGTAGCATAACTTTGTTAAGTGATGCAACGTTTCCTGCCATTGTTGACCCTGCTGTCGCGGCTTCTTGCAATTGAGTTTTAGCATTTTCTAAAATAACGTCCATTGTAGACTTTTTAGAACCTTGCAATCCCTCAAGAAGTGCGTCCTTGGTTGCGGACCAATTTGATTCAAATAATGCTTCTGCCATTATAATCTCCTAATTATTTAAGTCCGGCTAGTTTTCTGATTTCGTCTATAGCGACTACATCAACTACTTCGTTGTCTGGGCCGGTTTGTCCGTCCAACGATCTATTACCAGTGTGTTCTGTCTTCACTGATTCATTAATAACATCTTTTTTAGTTCTAACAGTTCCTTCGCCGTCCATAACACTTGGAAGGTACTTGTTGAATGATTCTTCAAGTTTTTCTGTTTTAACTGACTCAAGAAGTTCTGTCATTAGTGCTTTCTTGTCCTTGCTTAAAGGTGCAATTAAGTCACTCATAACATTGTTCCTGTTGTATCTGTCTTCTGCTATTCGCAGTTTAGATTCAACTAATTTCTTTTGTTCAGAACTTTCGTCTGCGTTAGCCTTGGCTTCATCAATCTTAGATTTTAATCCTGTGATTTCTGATTTAAGTTTTCTAACTTCTGTATTCTCATTTAAATACGAAGTAGCATACTCGCCTGCCATCGCTTCAAAAATTCTTCTACCAAATTCATTTTCACGAGCCTTAGTAATATCTTCTTTAAATTGCGATACTTCGCCTTTTAAAGCAGATGAAATAGTTGCTTCAACTTTTTCTGCGGCTCTTCTAATAAACTCTTTTTTAGCATCCGCAAGTTGCTCTCGTCCTTCGCGAACTAACTGAACTTTCTTCTCTGCTAGTTCTCGCTTATCTGAGTGGAACTCACGAATCTCATCAGCCACTGCCTCTAAAACAAAGTCTTCTAGTTTAGCAAAGTTATCACTTTGCGTGTGTCTATCTGCCTTTAGTTCTTTGATTTCACTGGCTAATGTTTCTGAAACGAATTTATTTAAAACATCGGCGTGTTGGCCGATTGCTTTTTTATAATTAACTCTTTCAGCAATAGTTGCCTTCTTATCTTCTGCAAGTTCTTTCAATTCCTCTTCTAAATTTTGAGTAATAAATTTGTCCATTGCTTCAACAATTTGACCTTTGTCATGTTCAAACCTTTGTGCAAATTCTTCTCTTAATTCAGCAGTAATTTCATCTCTTGCTTCAGCAAGGCGTGTTTCCCATGCTTCTTGTATGCTGACTCTTGTCTCTTCAGACAAGTCGCCATTTTCAAGAAGTTCTACGAATTTATCCGCCATGTGCTTTCTCCTATTTGAGTTCCAATTCCCGAATGAAGGTTTCCATCATTCGAGTAAGGTGTTTTTGTGCGTTTCTGTCACTTTTTGTTATTTCACGGGCGGCTTCAAATATTTGAGCACCGCCTCGCATATTAAATAAACTTTCATAAATGGCTTTAGGGTAGGCATCTGGGGCACTTGGTTGTGCTACGATGTCAACAGTTACTATATCAAAATCGCTTACCCTACCGCTCTCATTTACATTACCACTACCTCTACTACTGACACCTAGTTTGGCGCCACCTTTTAGCAATGCTTCGGCAATCTTACCCATTGGAGTATCCAATATTTTAAGTTTTCCAAAGCCATCTGCGCCTTCACATCTCATATCAGTAATCATGTGGCTTACTCTATCTAAATTAATTTGTAATTCTGTTGGGTGATCTAACTCGCCTAGTACAGTTTCTCCTCCACCAATACGTTGACCAATGGACTCAACAGCCTTCTGTATTTCGTCTTTGGGATATACTCTTCCGTTTTGGTTTTTTACTTCGCCCTGAATAAACAGACCACTCATCATCATATTTTTGCCTGATTCATCAGACTCAACAATAATGTTTGCTCTATCTGGACTATAGTATTCAAATAACTGTCTTGACATTACTTCTCCCTAATTACTTGACTTTTCCTGCTATAGGACTCTCTGATTTACCAGCATCTACCTTTGGTGCTGAAACAGATTGTGGTTTTTCACCTATGTTATCACTTGATGGATTATCTTTAGGTGAGTCTCCGTGTTTACCTTCTGCTCCGTCTTTTCCAAAAAGTTGACTTTCGTCTGCGCCGAAACTCTCTTTCTTTGGAATACCTTTGCCCATTGGTGAATCGCTGTTATCAGCACTTGAGTCATTTTTAGCAGATTGTGGTTTGCTGAAGTTTGTTGCTTCTTCTAATTCCTCAGAGTCTGTAACTTCTTCATCAAGATCAATTTCTTCTTCAAATGATTCTGGCATGTCCATTTCGTCTGCTAAATCATCTTCAGCATCGTCTCTTTCTTCGTCATCATCATCTGCCATTAATTTTTCGAATTCTGCTTTTAATTCGTCTAGTTGTGCTTCTAAATCATCAACTCTGTCTTCGACTTCTTCGTCTTCCTCGGAATCCATGTCCATTTCTGGTTCCATTTCATCTTCGTCTTCTTCTTCGTTGACTCCTGATTCGTCTGCTATAACGTCTGCTTCTACTTCATCGTAGAAGTCTTCGCTTGGTGAACCTGCTACTGTTTCTTCAACAGCATCTTCTTCAGTTTCTACTGACTCGTCCATGTCGTCGTCTTTTTTCTTAGACTTTTTGGATTTCATTTCTTCATCCATTTTATGGTCTTTTTTCTTAGACTTTTTGTCCTTCATTTCTTCGTCAATTTCTTCTGCTTCATCTACAGATTCAGATTCTTCTTCAACAACATCGTTGTCGATTGCTTCTTCTAGAGCATCTTTATCTAAGAGGTCTTCATAGATCTCTCTGGACTTCTCAACCATGAAACTATGTAATAGGTCCTTGGCTTGTGCATCGTCCTCTGCTAAAAGATGTTCCAGTACTTGTTCTAAAACACTTTTATCTGACATCGTAATTTCTCCTTTAAACTCAGGCTATACCTGATATATCGTAATTGTATTTAATAATAATGTACTGTTTTATGTAAAAAACGGTGTTTTTTTGAGGTATTTTAGTAATAACATGTTATAATAACCTGCTATTTACTGCCTCTATGATGTGATCTGCATACTTTTTATGTGCGTATGGACTATTGTGATTGCTTACTGGGTAATGTGTAGTTTCGTTTCCTTGCTCATCTAAGTGTTCAGGATTAAATTGAGCATAGTATCCTGCTCCATTATCCAACATATATTTATCTGGAACAAAGTTCCAATTAAAACTGCCTATTTGATGATGATCCTCTATCAAACCCGTTTTATCGAATTCACTAAATTCGAAGGTATTTGGGGAGAATAAAAACGGCACATTATGATTTAATATACTAAGTAAACCACTTTGTAACACATAGTAATCATTGTGTGCTTTGATGTTTTCGTCAAATACATAATAAGCATAATCTTTTAATGCATGTAATCTTTCTTCGTCGATGTGATGATAACGTCTTGCTTCTTGTGTTATAATTGTATAAATGCTATCGCTGTAAATTTGCGGATCATATGTTTTACCATAATTGATATGATCTTCATGATCAAAATGATCCCAATCAAAATCGCCAAAGCAAATTTGGTCGTATGCTTTATTGTGATCGTATTTGTTATCTAAGTCTTTGAGTATTTCAAATCTGTTTACACCAGTTGCATTAATGATCATTAAATCTGGCTTCAAGTGTTCTAGTGCATAATCTATCTGTGTACGAATACCAAAGTTACTCATACCACAACGTGCTAAATTTATATATTTGTAGCCTAGATGTTTTGCTACTAAAAATCCGAATTCAAAATTAGGATAAAGTGGATCGCGGCAACTCCAACTGCAACCGCAAACAACAAGGGTTTTCATTAATTATATTATGCCGCCACCGCCGCCTGCATCCGAAGGTTTAGCATACATAAGAGAAGCAAGTTGTTTATGACTTTCTGCTTCTGCTTTTTTAAGTTCTCTTATTTTTCTTAATTTGCCTAACTCTTCTAAACTTAACATCTTTTTTCTGGTGTCAGTTTTATGCCTTTGCTGTACAGTATCTTTTGCTGGCTCGTAGAATTCGTTCAGTTTCATATTATACTCCTAAGTTACCGCCTTCGTCACCAAGTTCACCTAATGCGTCTATGCCTCCACCTGCATCGGGAGTGTCTACTGGCCCCATGTCTATTGGTGCAGTAGTTACATCACCGCCTGGTTGCGGTCTTACACCTACTTGACGTAAGTCTGCTGATGTTGTATCGCTCATTGCATCTACATCTACAGCATTTTCTTCTGCCCACAATAACTCGTTTTGTCTTAGTTCGTCTTCAGTTAAACCTAAGTACTTCATTAGTTTGAATTGTGTAGATAGATATGGCATACCTTCTAATGTTCCAAACAATTGAGTTCTTGCTTGATCTAATTCTAGTTCTCTGTAAGAACTAAAGTTTTGTGGTTCTGCAAATGATATATCAAATAAACTGTTGTCTACTTCAACACCACTTGCTTTTAAATAAATTTTAAATTCTTCATTCATGCTTTTAATAATTTGTCTTTGCAGTCTTTCGCAATACTTAGCGAATCTATATTCCTGTATGTATGCAACACCTACCTTACCATCGTTGTAAGGTGCTGAACCATCATCTGGTCCTGTTGGCAAGTAACTGCTAGGTATTCTCAAACCTCTAATCAGTTTATTATTGAAAAACTTCAAGTCATCAATTTCACCAAGGTTGCTACCGCCCGGTAGTGTGTCAACTTTACTACCTCTACCATCTGCCGTTTGAGCAAAGAAGTAATCTTCTAACATACTCATTGGATTGTAACTGCTGTCTGCAATGTTTTGTCCACCACCTGTTTTGTTTGGAATACGTTTTTGTTGTACTTCATATCTAACACGTTCTAAATATTGTTGTGCTTTGTGTGGCGGCATGTTACCTACATCTATAAAGAACACACGTCTTTCAGGTGCTCTGTGTACTCTGTAAATAATAATTGCATCTTCTAATAATTCTTTTTGTTTGTAAACTTTAAATATTGGATCTAGTATGCTATTACCAAAAGGCCAAGTTGTTTCCATGCCCTCGCTCATGCTGATGTGTAACACATGTTGAGCGTCAATTGGTACTGCATTGTTGCTGTCTGGTCCGTATCCTGAACTACTGCTTTTAAATCCTGCACTTGATTGCGGATTAGTGTAGTCACTCATTATTGCACCAGTACCATATGGTCTATCTTGATTAGCAGATACACTGGTAGCGGCTAAATCTTTCAAGTGCAAGTCTAGGTTTTTAATAAAGTATTGCTCTATCTTTTTACCATTACTTTCATTTACTAAAACTTTTTCTACTTGATACGGATCTACCCAATATAGTTTTTTAGTTTCTGGATCTCTTATGAATAGTTGGTCGCCGTATTTTAATGTGCTACGGAAAATTTTAAATATGCGTCTTGGTAATTCATTTAACTTGCACCATTTCTGTAAACTTTGCTGAATAACTTTGACTTCTGGATTGCTGGGTGTGTCATTGTACTCGACTTTGAATGGTAAATTAGTGTCTTCTTCTTGTGTACAAAATTCTGCAATAATATCTAAAGCGGCATTTATTTCAAGATCCCTATCCATAGCATCATACTGATAGTATCGCATGATTCTGTCTGGGGAACCACTGTAAACTTCGGGTAACCAACTGCTGTATCTACTTGCGTACATACCTGCTTTACCGTCATTGCCTTTAACACCTGACGGTAAACCGCTGTTTAAATCAACCGGATTAAAATATTTTTTCCAACTCATATAGATCTCGTAAGTTTATAATACTATATTTATCACTTGAAGTCAATCGGAATGATTGTTATGGCAATGTTACTTACTCGCTAGGCATAGAAACTAGTCAGTACCATCCATTGTATTATCAACGATGATATTTGAATTTTGCTTAACAACTGCTATTAAATCTTCTAGTTTTAACAACAGTTCTTTATCGTCATCGCCCATATTTCCATAATCACTTTGCATTTGATTTATCATGCTAGAGATGTCGCGGTTCTCAGAAGCGGTTAACACATTATCCTTCATTACCTCATTGTATTTCTTTTGAATATCGCCCAAAACAGATGTTGAACTGACATTGTTTCTCGTATAAGCCTGATCTGGTGCGTCTCCTCTCACAAAACTACTTTCAAATACACCAGATGCTGTTATTTCTGACTTTGTGGCAAGAATTCTTGCTTGAGCATCTGCAATTTTTTTCGCTTTGGCATTCTTAAGTTGTTCGTCAGTAAATGCACCACCTTCGTAGGTCATATTTGCTATATTTTGTAGTTTGGCATTTTGCACTGAATCATTGTCTTCATCAAAGTCTTCTTTTATTACAAAATGTCTTGCTCTCTGTAAAGCATTGGAATAGCCGCTGGCATTAAAGAAAGAAATGTCCTCTGCTATTAATTCTTTACTTAATCTTGAAAATTCCTCATTCATTGAGTTATTGAAATCTTGAAGCAGTCTTCCACGTTCGTTGATTTGTTTTATCATTAATTTGTAATCTTCGTTTTCCTTGTCGTCTTCAGTACCTGTAAATTCACCATGACGGTTGAAGTATTTGTTATACGTCTCATTTATGCCTGGTGCCATTTCCTCCATCTGTCTTACAACTTTCCTAACACTACCGTGACCACTTTCTGCGTTAAATCTATTTTTGCCTAACAAGACAATATCTGCAAGGTCAGATTCAGTGATGTTTAATTTTTCTGCGTCTGCTCTAATTCTATCATTGATCAAGTTATCGGTTATGGCTTGTCGTTCAGCACCTGAAAGATCGCCTGCAAATTCGCTCATCTCTGAGGCAGAAATTTCGCCTGTCATAAATCGTTGTGCCATGATATCGTGTGCAAAACCGTCCATAAGTGTACCGCCACTCATTCTGTATATGCCTAATACTATACTTTCAAACATATCTTTGAAGAAATTACTAATTGTATCTTTGAGTGTGCCTCCATGTATTTCCCTATTAATTGCCAATCCTATTTGTTGCCCTAGGCCACTGATACTCTCTGTAAATGCTGTTCTGGCTTCTTCTAACTCATCTTCACTAGCACTACCAAACATTGCTTTCATATAATTAGTAAAGTTTTCCACAGCATCGTACATGTTTGAATTTTTTCCAAATACGTTTCCTGTGAAGTTGAGCATATTTTCTGCCAAATTAGTAATACCTTGGTTGAAATCAAATGTTCCATCTGCCGCTCGGTCAAATCCTAATGCACTTAGTATTGCTACTTTACCCATATCGCCAATTGATGCAGTACCTTGATTGACTATAAATCCGAATCGGTTAAATGTATCCAGCAATGATAAACTGGTTTCATCCAAGTCACCGAAAGTTGCTTCAATTTGCTCTTTGCTAAGTTTGTTTATATTTTTACGCAGATTATTCAAAGATATTGCTCCGGCATCACCGGCAATAACCAATGCTTCTAAACCGTCTAATTGAGTTTTATCTAAACTTCGCATAATATCAAAAATTTCTCTACCTAAGTTAGCATTCAACACACCAGTTTGCCCAAAACTTGCCGCTTCTTCTTCGATCGCTTCTAATAGTTCTGGAGCAACTTTACCTATCTCTATAAGTTCGTCAGAAAGTCCTGTACTGCCTTTTGAAATTGCTTCAAATAATGGATTTATTAATTCCTCCATACCAGCGAGACCTAACTGCCTTGATAATGTTTGTGTGCTACGAATAATTTCATCAGAATTACGTCCCATATTCATTGCTTGTAATTGTAATAAATCTATGTGATTTTCTGCTACTTCTGATTGTGCTCTTAGATCTGCTTCTGACATACCTACAGCATTAGCAAAAATTCTTAATTCTCTAGCAGATGCCATTAAACTGCTTTGTAAATTTGTTGTTTCTGATGTAAGCACCAATCCAAATCTACGTCTAAATTCTAATTCTGACATAACACTTTCTACTGCATCATCGGCCGTCATACCTATATCTAACAGTCCGCCTGATGCTAATAAACTTTTAGTGTATAAATCTGCAAATCCTCTAGCACTTAATGTTCTTAAAATTTTGCTGTTTGCCGCCGCAAATTCGCCAAACTCATCTAAACTCATACCTGCCAAGTTTGCCGATATGGCAACATTATCGACACTTTTGGTTAATCCAATAATACCGCCTGTACCATCTTTCAATCCGTTATTTAAAAATTTAAATGTATCTGTGAATTGGCTTGTTATAAAAGTAACTGCACCCAAAACTGCTGTACCAAATGCACCGATGGCCTTGCCTGCTATACCTAAAACACTAGTAAATATATTAAGACCTTTCCCCATTCCGCCAGCAAAACTCATTATTCCGTCACTGGAATTGTTGAGATCACCTAGTATCTTATCTAGGTCTTTGTTTTGTTGACTAGTAGTTCTGTTAAGATTCACAAGTTGATTAAGACCGTCTTGTTGTAAATCTGCTAATAAATCTAACCCTTTTTTATTACTTTCGTTTATCTCCTGGGCTCTTTTATTATTCTTTTCATCAAGTTTGGCCGTTTTATTCAACGTTTCCATGAGTTTGATAATTTCAGCATCGCCTTTTTTACTGGCTTCAGTGTCTAATTTGAAGCCTCTAATTTGTAATTCCAACAATGCTTTAATTTTATCAATGCCAGTGCCTAATCCAGATAGGGTTTTTGAAATGTTTTTCTGTGTGGCTTCAGACGCCCACTCTGGCACGTTAGGAACAGTACTTTGTCCGTCGGGTCCATTAATTACTATGTCTACCATTTCAATTCCTGTAATACACCTATTTTATGATCGATAAATAACACTAACAAATTTAGTGATGTTCGATAGTTAATATTTATCGTTTTTATTAAAACATCACATATTGGAGATAAAATGACACAAAACACAAATCCTTTAGCAGATTTTTATAGAAATCCAAAATTGTATGTAGCATTACCCAGCGGCACAGGTCATTATCCTGCGGATATTGTAGAAATGCCAGAAGTTGGAGAACTTCCTGTTTACCCTATGACATCAAAAGATGATTTATTAACAAAAAATCCAGATGCACTTTTAAATGGTGATGCTGTAATTAAATTAGTAAAAAGTTGTGTACCAAATGTCAAAAATCCAGGAGAACTATTAGCACCAGATATGGAGGCAATACTGATTGCAATACGTCAAGCAAGTTCCAAAGAAAAATATATGGAAGTTAATAGAAATTGTCCAGAATGCAATGAACTTATCACAACCAATTTAGATCTTGGTGTAGCATTAGCAAATGCTCAAGAAGTTTCAGCATCAACAGAAGTTACACTTTCTAATGGATTAATTGCAACACTTAGGCCAACTAATTACGTTCACACTATTCAAAGTGCTAAAACAGTAATTGAACAGAATAGAACATTTCAAAATATAGACCCTAGTAACAGCGATGAACAATTAAAGGCAATTGGTGCCGCTTTAGAAAAACTCAGCAACATGAATTACGAAGTTATCATCAAATCTATTCAGAGTATTGCTATACCAGATGGTGAAGTTGTTACAGATATGCAACAAATTACAGACTTTGTAGGAAATGTTGATAGAGAAATAGGTTTAGAGTTAAATGATGCTGTAGCAGAAATCAATAATGGTGGAGTAGAAAAAGAAATGGTAATTGTTTGCAGTAGTTGTAATCATGAATTCAAAACGGATATCAATTTTGATCCTGTAGGTTTTTTCTTAAATTCCTAGGTAGAGCAGAACCTGAAACAATTAGGGACTATCTAGGAGCCTTAGCAGAAGAGTCAGAAAACATTACCAAAGGCATTGCTGACTTTGTTATCTATACTGAAGGCTCCATTCCTTGGGAAACTGCATGGAACATGTCTATAACTGATACATCCTTAGTTTTAGAATCATTTGAGGCCTTAATAAAAGCCAAATCTGGAAGTAAAGAAAAAGATGTTATGACGCAGGAAATGATACCTGATAACTCACCTGATATAGAATTAGATGAATAGGTCCGGTATGCTGTTACCTTTTAATTGTTCGACGTGATTAACACTATCGGTATTAGAATCCAAGTGCTCAATATCTAACATTCCTAAATTATCCAACAACATTTTAATTTTATCATCATTGCAAACTTTTAAAATATCATTGATATGTTTGAAAACTGTGACAGGCACTATGCTAGATTGTAATTTATATTTGGTGCGATCAAACAAAGGTATTTCTTCATTGTGTTTTAAGTGTAACAATGCATGATTGATATTTCTGTGCATTAAAAGACGCATAGCATCGAGATCTTGTGAAGCATACCCAATTAGAGCATAACTTATTTTATGTTGCATAGCGACGTTTATAATGCTTTGTAGACCCCCTAAATGACTGCATACCAATACACGATTGTATAATTGGAACCAACTTAACTTATATATGTAATTGTTGTGTGTTGGATTAAGCAGATCATGGAATGACTGTTTATACTCCGGCTTAAAATTTTTTGTGTTTCTTCCTAGTAAATATTCGCCATTATCTTCTTTTAAAATCCAATCAGCATAGTCCGGAGACTCTGTGTTTGTTTTAACTATTATTTCATCTGCGGAATTCTGATAAACTGTGTCTGCACACCGCTCCGAAAAAAGTTCTAAAAGAAATGGCATACTGCCTATCTTACCAAATTCATATGCAATGTTTACGTCTTGCTCTGCAATAGCAAAAATACATTCTAAAAAATCTTGTGGGTGTCCTGATAAACCGTTGTGCTTTTTATCCAGTAAAAGTTTGAACAAACCCAACTTTCTAAAAGTCATGAGATTGTCAATAAAACTGATATTGTTTATGTTGTTACATGCTTCATAAAATTCAGGCTTTATGTGTAACCAATTATCTTCTACTGGTATCATGTTAATATTTATATTGTAACCTTTTTAGACACTTCGTGTCTTTGCCAACTACAAACTTCATTCACTTCGTTCATTCAGTTTTTGTTAGCAACTTTTTACTATATCTGTTATCATGTATGTTGAGTCATAATTCACCTACTACAGGTGAATTAAAAGTTGTCATCATGTGATGCATCGTCATCTCTAACTCGGGTGCTGTTAAGAAGCGGTGGGCCTTTACTCCTCATACACTACCGTCACGAATCCCACGGAAACCCATATAACTTTGTAGAGTTTGGCTATATGGATTCTCAGGTTGCTTTTTCTCAGAGCCTGAATCGTTTAATACTGTTTGTCGTGCTACTGTATTTCATTTGCCGCCATACATTCCAGATCTGACGCCAAGCCAATGGAGTCTCAAGGAAATCGATATTATGTGCCTCGATGGGGTGGTGTATGGTCCTATGTGTGTGCCGGGTGTGCCGTAATGTGTGCCTTGGTCTGTTCGTTAAATAGTTATCGCGGCTTGATGTTTTCTTTGAGTATTTTTGAACCACCTATGCGAACGTTGATGATTCCGTTGTAATAATCGTCTGTGAGCAACACTTCTCTTTCAAATTGCTCTCTGGCTTCTAAGTAACTGGCTATGCCTCTGCTGGCACAGAAGTAAAGTATTTCTCTTGTGAATTGATCTTCGCCTAATTTTTCTACATCTTCTTTTAGGTGATCTGAACTGCCCCAATAATCTCGCCAGTCACTTTCTTTTGTACTGCGTCTTTTATTCTTTTTGCCTTTCAGTGGCGGGCGAGTAACTTTGCGTTTGGCTAGTTTCTTGCCCACATACTTCATACCGTTTTGTTTGTTAGTGATTAGATATACAATGGCTTCGCAATCTTCTGGCAAGTTGTCTATTATTTCTCCGTTGTAAGTCCAATCACTCATTTATTAATCTCGCTGTGCGATCAAAGTCATCGCACTCTACTTCTACATACTTATAACCTATCTGCTCTGCAATGTTCTTAATAACGGTAGGACTCACATAACTTATACTGCGAGTTTGGAACTCTCTATTACGCATAAGTCTTTCTGTGTGATCATTAAGTAAAGTATCGTTTACGTCTAATAAATCTAAATTTTTATATGTAAATAATACTTCACCGTTGTGTGCTAAAATATTTTTGAATTGTTTTAGATAAAAAATAATTTCTGGTATTTCTAAATGCACAAAAACTGCATGGGAAATAATTTTAGTAAATTTATAATCTTTTAATGCAGATAAATCATTACGTGATATAAGTTTTAAATCAACGTTAGTATGCTGTGATGTATTTTGTTGTGCAGACATTAACATAGTGCGAGATACATCTGCACAAACATAATGTGATACGTTGTCTGCAAATGTGTTAGCACCAAAGCCTAACCCACTGCCAAAGTCTAAAACTATGTCATTGTTGTTTATAAAATCTGCAAATCTAAGATTATGTGCGTCTATTGAACGTTGCTGTAATGTATCAAAATCTTCATTAACATTACCACCAACAAGTTCTATGAGTCGTTGTATGTTATTGCCTTCCCAACCACTCACCTAACTTCCTATGTATTCTGTGTCAGTATTGTAACTTGTAAAGCCGCCTTCTTTGATAACATATAACACATCATTTACTCTACCACTTAGTTCTTCCCTATGAGATATAAGGAAGATATTTTTCTTTTGTTCTCTGCTCATTTTCTTTAGTATGCCTAATGCGTTTTCAACACCAACACCATCTAAGCCACTGTCAACAAGTTCATCTATACATAAGAAATTCATTGGATGATTAAGACTTTCATAAATGTCTCTGAATGCCCAACTTAAACTTAGTATCAGTCTGTTGCGTTCACCTCTACTTAAATTATCAAAGTCTAAGTCTCTGCCATATTCAGTAATTTCCACACTAAGATCACTGTTAAATTTAACATCATGTGGCAAGCCAATTGCATTCAAATAATGTGCTAATCTGTGATTCAAGTAAGCAATGTTTTGATCAATTATACGCCTTCTAATAAAACTGTCTTTGCTTGTAAGCAGTTTATATAAGAATTCTTGATGTTCTTTTAGTGCTGTTAGTTCGTTTATGCTATCCCAACTAATTTCTTGTATGCCTGTTTCTTTCATAGATTCTATTTGTTCTATGTAAGGATTATCTTCTTTATCTTTGTCTGTAATGCTTTGTATTAAATTATCCACATTATTTCTGTGTGTTAAGGCTTCTTCTAAAGTTTTATAGAACGTTTTAGGGCGGTCTTGAACCGGTCCTAGCATTTCTACGCCGGTTTTTAACTCTTTTTCCTTTGATATAAGACTATCGTTATATGTTCTTTCTTCTGTTATTTCGGTGTTTAAATCGGCCGTATATTCTTCATGAGTGTCTAAATGTGCTGTTTCTTGCCCACAAGCAGGGCATACACCTTCTTTTGCTTTAACTAGATTTGCTTCTAGTGTTTGCAGTTTAGTATTACTTCTTTTTATACTGTTTTCTGTGTTAGTAATATTGCTTACAAGTACATTTAAGTTAGCCTCATGGTCTTTTATTTCGACCAGTAAGTTATGTTTTGCTATTTCGGAATCAACATCTAATTCGTTAAGTTGTTCTAATGCAGAAGCCATTTCTTCTAGTTTAGATTTTTTATTAGCCTCCCATGCCATACTACGACTTTCAATTTCTTTGATATTTTTTTCCATCCTTGAATTACTATCTTTAAGAGCATTTATTCTAATCTCTTCTTCTTTGATACTATCCCTAGTATCTTTCATTCTTTCTTTTAATGTTTCTGCTTTTTCAGATAGTTCTTGAATGCCTAGCAGTTGTTCGATCATGTCTCTTTGATCGTTGTTCTTCATTCCTAAAAAAGGCTCAGTGTATGTGTTTAATGCAACAATGTGTTTGAACATTTGATGACTAAACCCTAATACTTTTTCTATATCTTTTTGTGTTTCTCTGCTATCGCCTTGCTGTTCTTGATCTTCGTGTTCTGTTCCGTCTACATAAAAACGTAATACATTTGGACGTCTGCCTCTTTCAATTCTATAATCAATACCATTAATCTCAAAATCAACACTGACAATCATGCCTTTGCCATTTGTCTTATTAATTAGATTGTCTTTTCTAATATTGGTTAGAGCATCACCATATAATGCATAACTTAGTGCATTAATAATTGTAGTTTTACCTGTGCCGTTTCTACTACCATCGCCACCTAAGTCTAAATTATTACCAAGTACAAGTGTTAAATTTTTATCATCGAATCTCACACCTTGAGCATTGTTACCAACACTCATGAAATTTTTCACACTGATGTTTTTTATTTTAAGCATAAATTATAAGTTCTGATAAATGTCAATTAATTTTTCTGTATCTATAGTGTTACTTTCTATTGTTTGCAATTGGCTAATAACAATTTGTTCAACACTTTCGAATTGTATTTCACCCGCTTCGTATTCTTCTTCTACTTCTTTTATAGGTACAAGTTGTATCTCTCTACACTTATATTTCTCCATAAAATTTTCTTTGATAAATGTTGCTTCTTCGTAACTAATATCAACATCTAATTTTATTCTTGCATAAGTGTATGCATCTAAAAACTTTGCTGGGTCGTCAATTAATTCAACTAAACCACATGTTACATACTTAGGACATTCAGGCCAGTTTACATATACTGGTTCTTTGTCCCATTCCAAATACATATAGCCTCTATCATTGTCACCGGCATCTGCGTAATTGTGCGGAAAAGCATTTCCTATATAGTGAATATTTTTATCGTATTGCCTTTTGTGAAAGTGTCCTGTAAAAACATATTCGTTGTTTTTCAACATAGACGCATTAATTCCGCCATGGTCTGGCATTTCAACCATTGCATTCATTTTAAAAAATGGCAACTCAAAATGTCCAAACATGTATTTAGATTTTATTTTAGCAACTTTTTTATATTCGTTTCCAACTATCCAAGGTATAATAGAAACATTGCCTTCTTCAAATATGCTGTCTACTAAAACAAAGTTATCAAGATCTCTTGCAAACTCAAAACTATTAAGTTCACGTTTGTCTCTGTAATATAAATCATGATTACCTGTTATAAAATACACCTTATCAAAAAACTCATTAAGTTTTTTAAGATCCTTGTAACTGGCATTTAGTGTTGCAACATTTACACTTGCTCTATGATGATGCCAGTCTCCTAAAAAGAAACAGGTTTTTACATCTCGCAGTTTAGCCTCTTCTATAAACCAGTCAACAAAGTCACTACAATCTTTTAAATGTTGGTGACTGTTTGACTTAAGGCCATAGTGTATGTCTGTAAAGACTATTGCTTTGTCGAATAAATTATTTGACATACTTAGGCATCCGAATCAGAATTGGCTTTTCTAAGTGCTTTCATTTCTTCTTCGTGCTGAATCTGTCTACTGTAACTTGGTAAGTGTCCAGAGTCAATAAGTATATCGTCTCGTATGTTTTGATTTTTCTTTTCTATATTTAACACTCTTGTAAAACTATTATTAACTGCGGCTGTATAATAAGCAAACGGATTATCCGATTTTGCTTCATTAAACTGTAAGCCTATCATTGCTAATTGTAATAATGCTTGTCCTCTCATTTCGTCAACATAAGTATAACCTCTCCAATTGGATCTTTGGCTATATCTATCGACTAACTTAAGATACATTTTACCTAATTCATTTGTTATACTTCCGTGATCAACAGAAAACTTACCGCTTTTAGGTCCGCCTTTCCAATGGCTTCTAGCAACTTCTACCCACTCTCCGCTAACAAGTCCATAATGTTTAAAAGGTGGAAAATTTACTTTTGCTTTTGTTTCTGCTTCGTTTCTTGGATTCTTTTTACGACCTGGTTCTAAAGGAATATGCTCGTATGTCATTTTTCTAACTACAACATCGTCATCTGCAATATCCTCTGGATCTACTAAAAAATCTTTTTGTCTTGGTTTCTTGTTTGCAGGTCCTTCGTATCCAGCAACTGCCTGCTGATATGCAAAGTCTTTCATTTTACCTGCTTTGTTTGTTTTTGCTTCTAGTATAACATCTGCAGTAATTTCGTCTTCTTTGTTAATAATAATATCTGGATAATCGTATTGTGGTGATTTTATCCAACAAAAAGACATCTTGCTAAGATGTATTTGTTTAAGCAAATCTTTGTTATTCAAGTATTTCACTTTTGCGACCATTTTATCTCCTTATGATTACCAATTATTATACATTAATTTTTTCTAGTGTCAAGTATAATTATCCAATTCTGGCCAATAACGGCTACTTTATTGATATCGATAAATACATATGACAATCAGGAGAAAGAATGGCAGAGCAACCAGGTAAGGCCGCAAACAGTAAAGCCGGCATCAATCCAAAATTAGATATGGATTGGAGAGCACGGCTACAAGTTATGCGAGCCAATGTGAACGAATTTTTTGGAGACATAGATCCAGAAACTAATATAATGGGTCCACTTAAACTGGATAGAGGAATTATGTTCCACTATCAACCAAGTATCTTTATTGCCTATAGTGCCACATACGATACTGCAACATTTCAGGGTTCGAACTACCCCTTGCATACTTATATGAGCAGTATGCCTCCTACATTGCCTATACAGGTTCCTTATACAGTTACTAATCAAGAAGAAGGCAGGTATCTATTAGCAATGTTACAATTTTTAAAAGTATCAACAAAAGCACAGTTTGGTGAATCTGCAGTAAGGTCAGGAAAATTTGGAAGACCACCTCCTGTATTAGAATTCAGTTATTTGGGACCACATGGCTACGACAGAGTGCCAGTAATAGTAAATGACGTCAACTATATTATGCCAAACAATGTGGATTATACTCCAATCGCACATCCAACAGTAAAAGGAACAACAAATGAGTTTCAAAGTGCGTTTGTAGACTCAGCATCTGGACCTGGGCAGTCTGCTCAAGGTGTAACTTATGTACCTAATGACTTAGAATTTACTATAACAGTTATGCCTCAATACTCACCAAGAAGAGTCAGACGTAGATTTAATCTTGATCAGATGAGGCAGGGTAAAAACATAGGATTTATTTAATGACAGTATATAATAAAAATAGTTTTTTAAAAAATGCAAGAAACATGTCATTCTACACAGGATTAAACTATGGAAATTTACCCAAAGTGCCAAGTGCAACTTCAGACACCAAGTTTAGAATTTCAAAAAAATATGCTAATCGTCCTGACTTGTTGGCATTTGATAAATTTGGAAGTACCGAATTATGGTGGATAATCACATTATGTAATTTGGAAATAATAAAAGATCCAATCACGGATTTCAAAGAAGGTGTAGTGATTAGATTAGTTTCGGTAGATAGAGCAAAACAAATAGCAGGAGTATAAAATGGCTTCCCCATATCTAGTTAATGAAAGCACATATGAAAATCTTTTGCCGGAAGAACTTGCACAAAACATTTTAATCAATCCCGTTGATGCATACAGGTCTTACACATACAGATTAACTATGAGTATGTTGCCATACACCTTTTATCAAACTGGAGAAGTAGATTTAAACTTTGACCAAGCCTCTAGAATTATTATTGCACAAACTGGTGTCACTAAATTCGTTGTAGACCAATTACAAATTTTTAGTGTAGTACATCATAGTCCTCCAGCAAATTTATCAGGTAATAGTAATTCTAATTATAGATTAACTTTTGAATTAACAGAACCCTTTGGTATGTCTCTTATAGATTTACTAAATCGAACTGCATACGAATTAAACAAAGAAGCAGGTATTCCTTTTCCTGGAAGTGGACCACCCTTACAAACCATGCCATACTTGATGGAGATAGAATTATTGGGATATGGGGATGAAGAAAATGCTAAAGGCGGTGAACCTGATTTTGGCGAAGTATTTTATCATACTGCTATTCCATTTAGAATTGTTAATTTTGATATTGATCCACAAACATCAGGAACAACTTACAGTATGAATGCTGTAACTATTTCTGAAATTAATAAAAGTGCAGACAGAAGTGTAAAAAATGTTGCCAAAGATATAACTATTGAATCTGAAAACGGCACAGTAGCAGAATTACTCGAAAGTTTTTCAAAACAAATGCAGGATCAACAAAAAGCATTACCTGACGAAAGCACAACAGGTGATGATTTTGCAGTAGAAACAGGATCTTACGCATTAGCAAAAGAAGGCATGCCTAGTGCTCCGGATATATTCAAAGATGGATTGCCTATAGATCCAGAATATTATACAGCAGATATTTCACTTAAAAAAATCAAAGACTTTAAAAATAAAACCAAAGAGGGTGTAGAAACAGAAGATAAGTCAGGTAAAGAAGATACAGCAGACCCTAATGCACTTAAAGGCAAAGGCATAAGGATAAAAATTCCTGCCGGCACTCCTTCAAACGAAGTAATGATGCAACTTGCATCATTAAACAGTGATTTTTGTGATCTAGCACACAGATATGAAATAGGTAAAGAGGCGGCTACTAAAGACGACAAAGAACAACTTAAAAAAGATCAAACCTTCCAAGTTATTCCTACAATTTATAAAACATACGATTGGCCTGACAAAAAATTTACAAAAACTGGTAAGATGGCACTTTCCCATACCTACTATCTAACAGGCAAACTAGACTCTGTTAATGTATTAGGACCAGAAGAAGTTGCTGTAGATGTAGACGGTCAAAAAGAAAAAACATCAGTAAGAAAAGCGGCAAAAAACAGAGATATCACTAAAATGTATGCATACTTTTATACTGGTATAAATGATCAAGTTTATGATGTTGATCTCAAAATAGCAAATGGTATAAGATATATGATGCCAGGCTACGGTGGAAAACAAGCCAACTACAGGCAATCAGCCGCCGGCGCCGCTGATAAAGGACATGTTGAAGATGCACACAAAGGTTTTTCGGGTGCTAAAGCCACAGTTGAATCTATTATAATAGAAAAATTTGCGGCAATAGGAAACGATATTAAAGATGTAGTAACTAAACTTGCAAAACTGCCTATAGAACTTACAGCAGACTTGGCTAGTTTGGCAACAGGACTAAATCCTGTTGGAGCAGGAAGTAAAGCAACTTTTAATATTCGACAATTAAATGCAAGATTACCTAGTTCCCCTTTGAACATTTTACAAAAAACAAACACAATAGGATCTTTGACATCTAGTCTAGATACTTTATCAAGTAATATACAAAATCTAAGACAAGAAATCGAAGGAGAGATTAGTTCTATAGTAGATAGTCAAATAGCAGAAATTATGAGCAAAGCATTTGTGCCTTTTGATATTATAGATAGTGGATTAAACAAACTTGCAAGTGGTGTAAATGGATTTATAGATACCATTGATGCAGAATTAGGAGACTTAGGACTAGATCAATTTGGTATAAACTTACCAGGCTTACTAGATGAGGCTAGAGATAAAGTAGATGAAATCATAGACGGAGCCAAATCGTCAACAACACCTCCTGGATTTAATTCAGGTACAGACTTTGGTAGTGTTACAAGTACATCGAAAAATTATGATTCTCTGTATATGGAAGAGTTTGAATTTGATGAAAAAGAATACGGAAGCCAAATTATGGAAATAGGCAGACCGTTTGGGGAATATGATTCACAAGAATTTTTAACTCATAACAATGTTATTTTACCACCGAGTAAATTTATCAATAGAAGTATGTTTAGTACAATGTTGTCTAATTCTGCCTTAGGTGCACCATACATGGTTAGGACTGCAATAGACATCAAGGGCGATCCATATTGGATGGGTAAATCTCCAATAGGTGAAGACAGAAAATTTGTATATATCTCTGGTAAAGAATATTTAGGCGACCGTGACAACGATGTAGAAGAAGTCAGAAAACAAAGCAAAGAGCAAAATGTAGCACCATATGGTATTGGTGAGGTATCTTTTTTCTTTGCGTACTTATTCCCAAGAGAGTACGACACATGGCACGATGATGGCAGTAGACATACAGGTGAAATGAAAGATCTAAGCATGGACAAATCATTTTCAGGGCAGTTTACACCTTACAGAGTAATTCATACGTTTGCTGGAGGAACATTTAGACAAACATTAGAAGCATACAGGATCACATATAAAGGCCAATACCCAGGAGATTTCGACGAAATTAAAAAAGAACTTATAGAAGAATATGAACAAAAACAGGCAGAAGCGGCCGCATTGACAGAGCGGTTAAATGCCGCACTAGGAATTGGTAATGAGTTTGATCCATTTGATCTTAATAATTTAGATCGCTCAAATCTAAGTTTAAATTTTAATTTAAGCAATAACGTAGACGATGGTCAGTTTAGACTGGGTGATCAAGATGGTCGGTTCACTCTTGATTTAAGTAGATTGAACACTGGAGACGGAACCGGTTCTGGTGGCGGCGGTTACGGTTAATGAGTAAATAATAAAATGATTCCAGGTAAGCACAAAAGACATATAGAAAAATCAATTAAAAGAGGCAGT